TCAAGCGATCTCTGCGAACCAACTTTCTTACCTTCGACACCGTGGAATCAATCTCGTGATTACAAGCCATAGTAATCTCTCGATCAATTCGTGCATGATCTTCACTAAGTAGGCGCTTCACAGTTGCACTGTCGCGTGACCCACTAAGCAGACTCACAGCCTTATCCCAAGATTTTAAGCGAACATCTTTAATGTCCACACCAAGGGTATTTGCGGCCTCTACGTAAGAGTCGTCATACATCACACGGGATCTAAAATTCGACTCATATCGGAAATCGCGTTCCTTTGAATTACCTATCTTCAGATCTGTTGACCAATGCCAATCAACGAACAAACGGATTTGCTCGTCCTTTTCAGCCTGATCCAGTTGATGCTCAACAGAAACGAACTTATAGTCTGGAGATACTTCAAAATTATTCAAGCTCGGAACCAGCGGTACACCCGAATCCTTACGGGAGAACCACTCTCGTTCCTTCGCCAAAAGACCCTTTTCAAGATCCTTCAGCTCGCTTGGTAAAATCTTCATTCCTAGACCTTCCGGGAATTGACGGCAGAGAGACACTCGCCCCTTCTTCAACACCTTACGATGGCGTCGATAGAAAGTTTGGATAGCCCCCCATCTTAACTGGCCGACCACTGGGCGGACGAAAGAATTAAAATTCTTACCGACCTCTCCTCCACGGCATAATTTCAGTAATCCAAAACGAACAACAGGAAGCTGAATAACATTTCCAACTTTCCCGCCGTTTTTCCAAAAATAAGTCGAATTCAAACTGAAGAACTGGGAATCAGTGAACGTCTTGCCACTGCTTAATTCCAAACCCAAAATGCTCACACCGGCACTCCACCGTTCGAAAACGGCTTCGGAAATCGTATAAAAACAGATATCGTCACCATTAATGAAGACATGCTCATCGGGGCATTCTTCGTGACTTACGTAATATCTGAAAGCACAGTAATTTTGGATGCACAACAACGGGAAACTTAGTAATGATCCCATAAGTTGTCCTCGTTGATGATCCCACGAATTACCTTGGCTATCGATTATTTTGACCCGGAGTGAACGGATAGCAAATTCCTTTATATGGGTAGGAAAATCGACATATGCAAAAAAGACTTGGAGGAGCCTCTCAGCAACGTCTATAGTTAGGTTGTCCGTAGCCGAAGTATAATCCCCGGATACAAACAACCCTCCTTTTAAGCCTGCAAAATTCGAAAACCGATCCTTTGTCGCGTCCCCGCGGAGTAACCATCTCTCACCAGATAAACAGTCATAAAGCAGCTTGTGCATGGGACTCAATATCTGATGATTACCTTCGTTCATGGTTATTCCCCGAGCCTTGCCACCATCTACAACAAGACGGTATTTAACCGTCGGCCTGCTTTCTGTATCACCGGCAGAGATCTTGAAACATTCTTCATTTTCGTGAAGATCAAGCCACTCGTCCCGCGACCATAATGACAGCCCTTTGTTTCCACCGTTTCTACGTGAGTTTTCCATGCACGCGCCTAAAGACAACGTAGCACTTCTAACATACTTTTCGTACAAATCACCCTTCGGAT